TAGTGATGATGATTTCCAAGCCCATGTGTATGATACAGGCAGTGACGCAAGTAGGCGAACACTTCAAGTGTCTAATCTTAGCTTAAGCGATTGGCATTACTTTTACAGCAGTGTGGATGTGGTCAATGAAGAATGCCACATAAGGATAAACGATAATAGTACAACAATAAGCACAAGTTTATTGGGTAGCACTTGGACACCTTACGCATCGCCCCTTAAATTTGGTCAAATTAATCCAAGTGCGACTCGTGGTTTTAATGGAGGTATAGCAGAGCTAGTTATCCGTGTTGATGAAGGTGTTTATGGCGGTCAGTATCGAGGCAAAACTTTTCTAAATGGGTTTATAACGAGTTGATATGAAGCAAAACTGGCAAATGTGGTCTGGTGTAATACAGTCAGATGTAATAGACGCAATCAAAAAACGTGCAGAAGATGTGGCGCTGCAAGACGCAACTATATTTTCTGGTGAAGAAAAGAATGATGGCATAAGGCGCTCACAGGTTAAATGGCTATCGCACGACAATGCAACCAGGCAATTTCTTTGGCAGTATATACAGCAAGCTAACAGAAACGCATTTGGTTTTGACATTGATAACGTAGGTGACATTCAATACACAGAGTATGACGAGGCCGATGAGGGACACTATGACTGGCACCACGACATAAACTGGGCAGAAGACAGAGCGTATAGTAGGAAGCTATCCATCACGGTGCAGCTTACAGGCGAAGATGACTACGAAGGCGGTGAGTTTAGCTTCTGCGAAGTGCAAAACCCTAATGTCAATTCTTCCAAGAAACTCGGAACTGTGCTAGTATTCCCCTCATACCTACAACATAAAGTAGCACCAGTTACAAAAGGCAAACGTATAAGTTTAGTCGGATGGTTTGAAGGCCCAAGATGGAAATAGACGCTATGCTATTCTGGAATATAATCCTAACAGTGGTGATTGCGCCAGTGTTCTGGGCATTCCGTCAGATGTTTGCAGAGGTAAAGCGTCTACAAATACTGCTCAATAAAACCAGAGAAGACTACGCCACAAGGGTGGAGCTAAAAGATGGTATGCGAGAAGTGATGGACGCATTACATAGAGTAGAAGACAAATTAGATAAAGCGCTGAGTAGGTAGATGGTTGACCCAGTATCAGCCATGGCGATTGCTGGTACTGCATTTAATGCTTTAAAGAAGGGGGTCAGCATAGGGCGTGACATAGAGGCAATGGGGCAAGACTTGTCTCGCTGGATGTCTGCTGTATCTGACGTAGACCGCGCTCACCACGAAGCTAAAAACCCACCTATATTTAAGAAACTATTTTCTGGCAAGTCTGTCGAACAAGAAGCGATGGAGTTGTTCACTCAAAAGAAACAGCTCGAATCACAGAGAGATGATTTGCGTAAACTTATAAGTAGTATGCTTGGACCTAATGCATGGCAAGAGCTGGTGAAGATGGAATCAGACATACGTAAACAGCGTAAAGAAACTCTGTACAAACAGCGCGAAGCTCGTCATCATTTTATGGAAATTTCAGCTATACTATTCCTAGTTCTAGTTATGTGTGGCTTTGGCTTTTTTGTGCTATACTTATTTACAAAGTAAGGATTGTTAAAATGTTTTTCCAAGCTCTTGTAATGGCATGTGCCGCTGGCACGTTCAACACACCAGAGTGTTCTGTCTTTGAGGATTTGTATGGCCCTTATAATACAGAGCTAAAGTGCGAGTACAGAGTAGAGGAAATGATGTATATTATAGACGATGTACGCAAAACCCCCACAGATTATTTCTTTAAATGTGTTCCGATAGAAGGTGTTTGATGCGTATGTTATTCGCTTTATGTTTGTTGCTTACGACAAGTTGCTCATCTCTTGAGCTATCAGACGTTGCTACTGCTGGCGGTGCTGGCGCTGGTGTATTTGCTGGCTCAATGATATATCCAGAGCCTGTGTTTCTTGTCGCGTCTGCTGTAACTGGTGGCCTCGCTGCTGGTGCATTAGTCGAGACAGATAAGTCATTAAACGCAGAACAAATTGCACAAGTAGAAAACCCCTGGCAAGCTCTGCTTGTTGCATTTGACCAATTACTAGCCAATGCTTTTGAGCTTGTGATTGCTGGTAGCATTGCAATAATCGGCATACCTATGTTATTCTCTTACCTGATAGGAAGGATGAGACAACGTCCAGAAGACGCAAAGGCTATATCTAAGTTAGTGGAAAAAGTCGGAAAGATGAAAGAATGAAAAAGAAATCTACTGTAAACAAGGCTGGTAACTATACCAAACCCACTATGAGAAAGCGTTTGTTTCAGCAGATAAAGTCTGGCGGTAAGGGCGGTAAGCCTGGTCAGTGGTCAGCTCGTAAAGCCCAGATGCTTGCAAAGCAGTACAAATCTAAGGGCGGTGGGTACAGATAATGGCGTTAAAGAAATCACAAAGAAGCCTCAAGCAATGGGGAAAACAGAAGTGGAGAACTAAAAGTGGTAAGAAATCCAGTGAGACTGGAGAACGGTATCTACCGTCAGCAGCTATCAAGAGCCTCTCGAAGAAGGAGTACGCAGCCACCACTGCGGCTAAACGAAGAGGAACTAAAAAAGGTAAGCAGTTTGTATCCCAGCCCAAAAAAATAGCAAAGAAAACACGTAAGTATAGAAAGGTCACATAATGCCAGGCTCAAAATATTCACCAAAGCAAAAGAAACTAGCTAAAGCAGCATCTCCGCGTAACAAGATTACTGGCGCTGACTTTAAAGCCATGAAGAAAAAGAAGAAAAAGTAATGGCTCGCAAACGAGACAAACAGCCACCAAAGACTAAGAAGTATTTTCGCTCTACAAAAAGTGGAGCTGGAATGACTAAGGCTGGTGTCGCTCGTTACAGAAAAGAAAACCCTGGCAGTAAGTTAAAGACTGCTGTTACAGGGAAGGTAAAGAAGGGTAGCAAGGACGCTAAAAGACGCAAATCATATTGCGCTAGGTCTGCTGGTCAAATGAAGAAGTTTCCAAAGGCAGCCAAAGACCCTAACTCACGCTTACGACAAGCAAGGAAAAGATGGAAATGTTAGGATAGCTTCATAGTGAAGACGTTTTCAGGCAAAACCCTGATTTGGAATTGGGAATTATTAGGTCCTCTTTTTTTCACATAGTAGAACTTAGCATAAGCTAGACGCTTACATAAATACCTATACTGCTTAACGTCATCTGTCTCGTACAAGTCACCATACTGAGTTGTCTTCATTGCATGGTTCATAGTAGATGTGTCCTTAAACATGATGGGAATACCGTTTCTCACTACCATTACAAACCAGCCCGTTTTTTCCTAGTTTCGTTTTTAAACTTGTTAGATACACCCACCCATCTGGCTACATAGCCACCTCTTTTTTTCTCTTCATATTTATGGAAATTTATTACCTTCTCATTTAGTTGCTCTAGCTGTTTCTTAAACTCTTCTGCGCTCATTTGCATCCCTCTTATTTTTATGAAAGCAATCATCGTCTGTGCTGTAATCACACAGTATTTTATTGCTTGCTGTAATTACCCAATCACCATCTTTAACGAAATGTTTTTTGCCGCAATAGTCACAAGCAATCTGACGCATTGCTAACTCACGGCTAGTCGGCCCCTTCTTTTTAATCATCTATTATTCTTGAGCTACCTACCTCTGCTAGCTTTACATCATCCTTAACCTGTGAGCCTGTCGCTGCATACCCAGCCATATCAACATATGAGTCCTCATGGTCAGGGGTTTCTATAAGCCTAGCTAGTTTTACGCCTATCATCATGGGCGCTACTTGGTCAGGACGTACCTCTGTCTGCAATATCACAGACCATAAGTCTGCTATGCGTTTATGGTTTGTATAGGCATCGCCATAAGCAGAGCCTCGTACAGTTACGGCATCAAGAGCTGTCTTTAGTAAGTCTTCTTTGTTCATTTTAACCTCATAGTTAGTAGGGGTTGTCTTAATTTACCAATACAAAAGCGCTCAAAACGGAGAGAAAAAGCGCTCGGTAGGCTTGGC